CGCGCCCGTCGATGTACGGGCCCCGGTCGCGCACACGCGCACGCGCGCAGCGCCGGCGCCAGCAGATCCGCAGGCGCGTACCGCAGGGCAGGCTCCGGTGCGCGATGCCCACCGTCCCCGGCCACAACCGCCCGCCGCAGGCCAGGTGATTGCCGTACAGACCGGGCCCGTAGGCACTCGCCGTCGTGCGCCTGCCCCGCTCGGCGCGCTCCGCCCTGCTCACGTCGGGGCTCGCCGACGTTGCGTGAGCAGGATCCGGAGCGCGCCCAGCGGTCGGCTCGTCGTCAGCCGCCGTGCCCGCCGCCACCAGCGGCAGAGCCAGCAGCGCGGTCGCGCCCGCCGTCGCCGCCGCCTGCGCCGCGCGCTCGTTCACCGCGCGACCTCCGCCGCCTCGTCCTTCACCAGCCGCCGCTGCCAGACGACGCCGCCCTCGATCCGGCGCCCGTACAGGTGCTCGCGGCAGTAGAGCCAGTCGACCGACCAGCGCCCCTGCCGCCCGTAGTGCGCGCGCGCCAGCGCCGCCTCGGGCGGGTTCTTGCACCCCGGCCGTCGACAGCGCCGCTCGCGGTACTCCTGCGCGCTCGCCGCCCGCCACTCGCTGCCCGCGACCACCCACTCGTAGTGGAAGCCGCGCGGCGCCTCGTCCGGCCCGAGCGGATCCGGCGGCGGCTGGTCGTAGCGGCTCACGCTGCCCTCCGCAGCAGCGGCCGGGCGACAGGGCGCGCGCCTCCGCTCAGCGCCTGCCGCGCCCTTGGCGGTTGGAAAAGGGCCGGACCCCGCCGTCCCGCCCGGTCGCATCTGCCCTTGGCTAGCCGGGTTGCGCCTACGGGGGTGCTAACGCACCCTGCTGGTCTGTGGGTTGCGGTAGCACCCTCGCTCGTGTAACCTCCGGTTTCGTTCGTCCATCCACACAGGAGGTTCTCGTGTCCAAGCAGTCCCGCCGTTCGCCCCGCGCCCTGCGCCGGGGCATCGGCTACATCCGTGTCTCCCGCGTCAACGGTCGCGACGGCGACTCGTTCATCAGCCCCGAGATCCAGCGCGACGCGATCCTCGCGCTCGCGAAGCTGAACGGCGTCAACATCGTCGGCTGGTACGTCGACCTTGACCAGTCCGGCAAGAAGGAGGACCGGCCCGAGTTTCAGTGCGCGCTCGACGCGATCGACGCGGGCGAGGCCTCGGTCATGGTCGTCTGGAAGATGAGCCGCTTCGCACGCTCCGTGCTCGTCGCGGAGAAGGCGCTCCGGCGCATCGAGGGCCCGGACAAGAAGCACCCGCGCGGGCAGCTCATCGCCGGTGACCTCAACATCGACACCACCACCCCGACCGGCCGCATGATGCGCGGGCTCCTGTCGCTCATCGCCGAATGGGAGAGGGAGATCGCCGAAGAAGGCTGGATCGAGGCGAAGGAGCGCGCGGTCGCGCGCGGGCTCCTGATGACCCGCCGTGCCCCGCTCGGCTACCGCTTCAACAACTGCATCGAGGGCGAGCTGGTCGACACCGCACTCGCCGCCCGCGCGCTCGTGCCGGACCCCGACACCTGCGAGCTCGCGGTGCAGGTCTTCGTCCGCCGCGCCGCCGGTGCGTCCTGGTCGGAGCTGGTCGCCTACCTGCGCGAGCACGGCATCCGCATGTCGCGCCAGGGCATCTCCAAGATGATCGCCAACCGCGCCTACCTCGGCCACGTCGTGCACGGCACGATCGCCGTCAACGAGGACGCGCACGAGGCGCTTGTCTCGCCCGAGCAGTGGCAGGCTGCACAGTCGCAGCACGTCGCCGCACCGCGCCCTGCGCGCAACGGCAACGGCGGGTCGCTGCTCGCGGGCATCCTCGTCTGCGGCTCCTGCGGCGGTCGCATGACCGCCTCCAACAACGGCAAGGGCAAGGTGCAGTACCGCTGCGCGCAGTCGGGCCACGAGGCCTTCATCTGCCCGCGCCCGCTGCGCGTGCTCGCTGAGCGGGCCGACCCGGTCGTGGAGGAGCGGTTCCTCACGTGGGCCAAGGGTCGCGCCGAGGTCGAGGGCACCCCCGACGCCTCCGCCCTGGACACCGCCCTGGTCGCCAAGGAGCAGGTCGAGGCAGAGCTGGTCGCCACCATCGAGTCGCAGTCCGCTGCCCGGCGCCCGCATCTGTTCAACGCCAAGATCGCACGCCTGGAGGACGACCTCGACGCGGCCGAGGCGCGGGTCGCCGAGCTGCGCGCCGCCGGTGTCGGCGAGACGCGCCGCACCGATGCGGTCGCCCTCTGGCCGGAGCTGTCCACGCCCGAGCGCAAGAAGCTGATCGCGGCGGCGGTCGAGGAGGGTCACGGCAAGGTCGTCCTTCACGCGCCCGAGTCCTCCGGTCGTGCCGTGCCCTTCGCCGAGCGGTCCGAGGTCGCCTTCGGCTGAGCGCCCGGCTTCACCACACGCAGGTGCCAACGGCGGGAGGGATCCCGCCGTTGCGCTACCTGGACGAGCGCGCGCTCGAAGGGCGACAGCGGGGCGCTGCGCTCGGCGCTCACCGCTCCTCCTCGCGGTACTCCAGCATCAGGCCTTCCACCCGTGCCGTGAACCCGCCCACCGTGCCGACCTCCTCCTCGTGCTGCACCCGTAGGATGCCGCCCTCGTCACGCCGCAGCGTCGAGCGGACCACGGTCGCTTCCGGCCCCTCACCGAGCGCGTAGAGCACGAGCGCCGCGCCCGCCGGCGTCTCGACCGCCGCCATCATCTGCTCCGTGCGCGCGCCCACCGCCTCGGCGTACTCGGCGAAGCGGGCGCCGCTTCTCCAGAGCGCCCGCGTCATGGCCGCACCACCAGGTGGAACTGGAACAGGCAGGCCGCGAGCCCGGTTGCCAGGCCGACGTACCAGTTGCCGTCCTCCGCCTCGATCACGTGCGTGCGGATGAAGTAGAGCGTGCGCCCTGCCAGGGTCACCACCCGCCCGCGCCAGCGCACCGGCACATCGTGCCCGCACCGGTGCCGCGCCAGCACCAGCCCCTCGTGATGCCCGTTCACCGCCAGCTCCGTGCGCGCCTCGCTCAGGTCCTGCCCCGAGCCGCGCATGTGCTCCGTCGACCGGCCGACCAGCTCCTCCGGCTGGTAGCCGAGGCTCGCCGCCGCCGCCGGACTCGCCGCCAGCACGACGCGCTGCTCGTCCACCAGCCAGAGCAGCTCGTCACTCCTCTCCAGCCGCGCACCCAGCAGCCGCGTCAGGTCGTGCCGGGCCCGCCCGCTCATCACCGTCTCGACCACGCCCAGCACGTGCTCGGTCAGGTTCACGTCCGCCGCGTGCGTCCCCCCGATCGCAGCGGCGAGCCGCCCCATCACCTGCTCGACCTGCTCCTGGTCGTAGACCTCAAGCTCGGCCAGCAGCTCCTTCGTCCCGCGCAGCAATCCCCCCATGGTCGCCTCCTCGCTCCTGGTAGCTGCTGCTGCGCCGCAGTCACGTCGTCCAGTGTCCACCCGTCGCGTCCAGGTTGCAAACGTGTGGAAGGTTGTCCCCACCTTCCACAGGGCTCGCTCTAGGGTGTGGACGACTCTACGGGTGCGGGCACATCGCTCAGGCCCGGCGGCGGTTCCGGCCACTGCGGCTCGCGCGGGTCGCTCGTCGCCGCCGGTAGGTCGCGCAGCTCCTGCCGGTAGCTCGCCCAGGCCGCGCGCTGCTCGTCGCTCAGCGGCGCATCGAGCGCCACCTGCGTCCAGTCGCACAGCGCCAGCCTTCGATCGCGCTCGGCCCGCAGCTCGCCCCAGGTCTGCTCGACATACTGAGCTCCGTCCGCCTCGCGCTGCGCCTCCTCCTCCGCACTCAACGGCTCGCGCCGCTCCTCGCCCGTCTCACAGTCGATGATGTGCCGCTCGCTCATGTCACCGCCAGCAAGTAGGCGCGCGAGCCGACCACGAAATTGCCCGAGTCCGGCAGCAGGGTAATGCGGTTGATCGCCGCCTGATTCCGCCAGCCGCCTCCGTACAGGCTCGCGAAGCTAGACGCGACAGCGGTGTTCGGCCCGGCAGACTTCGCGCTATATCCCTTGTAGGTCGCCGTGTTCGCGTAGCCGGGAATGTCGATGTCCGCCGCCGCGAACTCGAACGCGGCAGAGAGGTTCTGGCAGCAGGTCCCCACGCGCATGAACGCCTGCGCCGCGCCCTGCGAGTTAGAGACAGCGCCATTGCTCGACAGCACGCCCTGGTAGTCGTAGCTCGCCGTCGCGTCGCCGTTGAAGCGCATCAGCGTGATCCCCACCGTCGCCGCCCCATCGGCCCGCACGAGGTACGCCAGGCGCAGGCTGCGATAGCCCGCCGGGATGACCGTGAAGTCGATGCTCGCAGCCGGCGCCGCCAGTACCGCCTCTGCCACCAGTGTCATGCCACCGCCAGCGGGCGCCCACTTCTTCGCCGTGTTGTCCCAGACCGGAACCTGCCCGCCGACCGTGCCCGGCATGATCTTCGCCTCGATCGCGTCGACCAGCTCGTGCAGGTCGGTCGGTACGTCCGCCGGGTCGCCGGGCTCCGGGTAGGGGAGCTGGTAGACGGCGCTCGCGCCCACGGCTCTTAGCCTAGCCCTCGCCGCCGCCGGTGGCTAGGCGATCGCAACGACCCAGCCCTCCACCACGCCCGAGCCCATGAACAGCAGCACGACGTTCGCAGCGTCCCAGCTACTCACGCCGTCCAGGTCGGGCCCGCCGATCCTCGGCGTCACCTGGATCGCCGCCGGCGCCGTGCCGAGCAGGTGCGCGACCGTCACCTGAAACGAGGCGTCGACGGCAACCGGCCCGTAGTGCGCCCAGGACAGCCTGCGCGCCCCGCCCATGACCTGCTGGAGAAAGGTCGCCGGGGCGGAGCCACCGAGCGCGTTCGCATTCGCCGCCACCGTCGCCTGCGGCGCCGCGTTCGCCGCGACCCAGGCCGAGCCGTTCCAGATCAGCACCTGGTTCACGGCGCTGCCCGGTCCAACCGGCGTTGCCGGTGTCGCCCCTCCGACCGCACCCAGGGCGACGACGATGCTCGACCCGCTCAGGCAGAGCACGCCCTCGCCCACGGTCGGGAAGTAGCCCGCGATCCGGGGCACGACCGTCTGCACGCCCTGGATCTCGACCGTCACGTGGCGCGTGTCCGGGATCGCCACCACCTTGCCGACCACGAACTCGGTCGCCGAGCTCGGCCGCTCCAGCGCCTCGCGCAGCACGCTCGGCAGCGAGCGGGTCGGCGGGAGGGGCGCGAGGGCGCCTGCGTCCTGCCCGTTGCTCACAGCCGCACCGTGCTCCTCGGCCGGGCCCGCAGCTCGGCCCAGGCCTGCGCACCGGTGTAGGAGCGCCGCGCCTGCACGCCGCTCAGCGCCTGCGCGCTCAGCAGGGTCGGGCTCCAGACCGCGCGCGTGACCAGCTCGGCGGCCGACTCCACATCCAGCGGCAGGCGCATCGACTCGATCACGTGCTGCTCGCTCGTGCCGTCCGGGAAGTCGAGCTGCACCACATCGCCAGGCACGAGCGCCGGGTTCGGCACCATCTGCACGGTCAGCACCCGCTCCAGCCCGAGCTGATTGTTGAGCAGCGCCTGCGCCGCCGCACTCGCCTGCGCCGTCGACTGCACCGCCGTCGAGGACTCGACCCGCGCCACCTTGCCGAACGGTCCGCCCCAGCGGGTCGGACTCGCCGGGTCGGAGTCGACCACCAGCGCGCTCACCGGCGGAGCGCCGCCGTCCGGCTGTCCCTGCATCAGCACGCCGTTGACGACCGCCGTCCGGTCGAGCGCCTCCACCGCGTCGACCATCACGCCCGCGCCGCCGGCGTCGATCGTGAACACCGGGCTCGCGCTCGCCGGGTCGGGCAGCGGGTCGAAGCGAAAGTTACCCAGCTCATCGAAGTAGGCCTCGGCCCCGACCACCTTCGCCAGGTCGGCCACCGCCGCTGCCCGATCGTCCGCGTAGACCACATCGATCAGGCTCGGCTCGCTCGCCGCCGGGACCGTGCTCGTGTAGCTGATCGCCCCGCCGAAGACCTCCGTCACCAGCGCGATCGCCGCCTGCGAGGGGCGCAGTCCGGTCGGCGCGTAGGGCGCCAGCAGCGGCTCGTTCGCCACCTGCGCCATTCGGTCGGCAAGCTCCAGCCGCGCGACCGAGTCGTTAGTCGACCAGCTCACCGACTCGACGCGCAGGTGCCCGACCGTGCACAGCTCCTCGCTGCGCGCGTACAGGATCCCGCGCTGGACGCGCGCGTAGCCGCCGAAGCAGAGCTGCCGCAGGTCCGGGTCGACCAGCAGCTCGCGCAGCTCAGCCGTGTAGGGGATCTGGAGCGAGCCCGTGCGCCTCGTCTGCGCGCTGCGGTCGAGCACGACCTCACCCGCCGCCGCCTCGACCGGCACCGCCAGCGGGCCCGTGCCGTCCGGCGGGTAGAGCGCGGCGGCGACCGTGACCACGTGCGACTGGCGCAGGTTGGCGAGGAAGGCATCGGTCACGCTCAGCATCAGAGGTCCGCCGGAGGCCAGGGCACCGCCAGCACCTGCGCGCCCGCCGTGGCGAAGTTGAACATCAGCTCGTCGTAGGAGGCGACGGCCGCTTTGAGCGCGGCGTAGGTCGCGTAGGTCGCCTTCACGTCCGCGTAGCTGGTCGGCGCCACCGGCGCATACAGGCGCGGGTCGGGCCGGTCGACCTGCACCGTCTCGATCGTGAACCGCCGCTCGGCGTACTGTGCCACCCGGCTCACGCGCGCCTCGCTCCAGCCGGTGATCGCCAGGTAGATGTTGCCGACGCCCTGCTCGGGCAGCGTCCGCAGCAGCACCGGGCGCCCGTTGCCGAGCGTGTTGCGCACGCGCTCGCGCGCGGCCTCATCGAGCGTCACCAGCACGAGCTCGGCGGTCGGCGTATGCGCGAAGTCGGAACTGACGATCGGCGTCCGCCGCTCCAAGATCCGGTGCACCCCGGCGGGCACGTCGTACTCCTGCGGCGCGAACGCCTCGACCACGACCTCACCCGCATTCGTCGGCCGCATCAGGTCGTTGAGCCAGGGGTAGTCGTCCGGCGGTTCCAGCGTGAAGGGCGCCGCGCTCACCTGCGAGGCCTGCGAGCCGTCCGCCAGCGTCACCTGCGCGGTGTAGACCAGCGGCACGCCGAAGGGCGCCTCGAAGTCGTGCGCGATCGCGCTGGTCGGCCCGGTGACGGCGCGCTGGTAGGCCGTGCGCACGTAGGCGACCGTCCCGCTCGGGCCGGTCCGCCAGACGTTGAGCAGCTTCGCCCCGGCCGGAACGCCGACCGTCACCTTCACGCCGTAGACCGGCAGCTCGAGCGCGACCGCAATCGTCGGCGCGGGCAGCGCCAGCTCGGCGGGCTCGCTCACGATGCCCTCGCCGCTGCGAGCAGGGTGCGCGCCGTCGCATCGTCCACCGTCTTGACCTCGCTGCGCACGATCCCGCGCAGCTCCGTCTCGCCGATGAACACGCGCACGACGGTCGGGCCCGCCGCGCCCGGCGCCGCCGACGGCTGGAGCTCGGCCAGCGCCCGCCGCAGCCGGTAACCGACCGGCATCGGCCCGGCCAGCCCGCCGCCTCCGGCACCCGCACCCAGCAGCCCCGCCTGCGCGCTCGCCGCCGCCGGTGCCGGGCCCGGCGCCGGGGCGCTCAGCCCGACCGCGCCGAGCACCTTGCTGCCGAGCGAGCCCAGCTTCCCGAGCGCCTTCTGGACCGCCTTGCGCAGCAGCTTGCCCAGCCCCTTAATGCCCTCCACGATCCCCTGCTTCAGCCACTCGCCGACCTGCTTGCCCCAGCCGACGACCGTGTCCTTCACGTCCTGGAACGCCGCCCAGATCCCCTTCACCTTCTCCCAGACCGCGTTCCCGATCCCGACCACGGCGTTGACCGCCGCACCCTTGAGCCAGCCGCCGACGCTCGCGCCCCAGGAGACGATCGTCGTCGCGTACTGCTGGAGCACGGCCCAGACGCCCTGCACCTTCTCCCAGGCCGCGACCCCGATCCCGCTGAGCGCGTTCACGACGCCGCTCACGATCGAGCCCGCCACGCTCCTGCCCCAGCCGGCGATCTTGGTCGCGTACTGCCCGAGCACCGCCCCGATGTTGGCGATCACCGCCCAGGCGCTCGTGCCGATCCCCTTCAACCCGCCGACCAGCCCGCCGACGATCTTCGCGCCCAGGTCGCCTGCCGCCTTCACCAGCCCCTTCGCCTTGTCCCCGATCACACCGACGATCGCATCGAACGCCTTCCCCGCGCCGTCCTTGATCGCGTCCCAGTGCTTGACGATCTCGACCACGGCCAGCCCGAACGGGCCCGCCAGCAGCCCGGCGATCTCCGGCCAGTGTTTCTTCAGCCAGTCGAGCACGTACTGGAAGGCGCCCGGCAGCGTCTTCGTGAAGAAGTCCGCCACCACCTGCGCCGCCTTCTGCGCTCCGGCGAGCGCGCCCTGGACGATCTTGCGGAACGTCTCCGACCGCTTGTAGGCGACCACGAACGCCGCCGCCAGCGCGGCCAGCGCCACCACGATCAGCCCGATCGGGTTCGCATCGAGCGCCGCGTTGAGCGCCCACTGGAGCGCGGTGTACGCCTTGGTCGCGGCGGCGGTGATCTTCGTCCAGTAGGCCTGGAGCTTCGCCGCCAGCGCCTGCCGCTTCTGCATCGTCCAGAGCTTCTTCGACCAAAACTCGGAGACCTTCGTGTAGGCCGCGTAGACCTTCAACCCGGCGTTGACCGCAAGCACGAACCCCGACAGCGCAGCGATCGCCCCGGCCAGCGCCTGCGCGACGTGCGTGTGTCGGCTGGTCAGCCCGAGCAGCCCCTTCTGGAGCTGCGCCATCTGCTTGTAGGCGGGCAGCAGGTCCTTGCCGATCTTCGCCGCCGTGTCCTCGGCCACCGCCGCGTTGATCCGCTGCGTGTTCGCCAGGCCCGAGCTCGTCCGCTGGAAGTCGCCCTGCTGGTCCTTCGTGTCCTTCAAGATCAGCGAGTAGGTCGCCTGCGCCTTCTGCGCAGCGGTCAGGTTGCCCCGCACCTGCTTGCCGATCTTGAGCTCGCGCGCGTGCGCCTTGGTCAGCGCATCCTGCGCCGCCCGCAGCCGGTCCTTCGACTTCGTGTCCGCATCCTGCGCCGCGCTCAGCTCCGCCTCGGCCGTCTTCGCCGCCTGCTGCGCCGCCGTCAGCCGCTTCGCCGCCGTCGTGCCCTCCTGCTGCGCGGCGCTCAGCTCCGCCTGCGCCTTGCGCACGTCGAGAGCCGCATCGCGCGCCTCCCGGTGTGCATCGCGCAGGTCGTGCTGCGCCTTGGTCAGCTTGCGCGCCGCCTCACCGACGGCGTCGCCGGCGTCGGCCAGCTTCGTCTGCTCGCTCGCCAGTCCGCGCGCCGCCTTCGCCGCATCGTCCTGCGCCGCCTCCAGCGCCGCCTGCGCATCGGTCACCTGCTTCGAGCCGTCGACGCCGCGCTGCTCGGCATCGGCCAGCTTCGCCGCCGAGTCCGCCCGCTGCTTCTGCGCCTCCTCCAGCCCCTGCTCGGCCTCGGCCACCGCCAGCGCCGCCTCACGCTTGTCGAGGTCGGTCGAGGTCGAGTCGCTGGTCACCTTGTCCAGGTTCTGGCGGGCCCGCTCCAGCCCGATCTGCGCGCGCTGCTCACCGAGCGCCGCGTCCTTAGCCGCGTCCTGCATGTCATCGAGCGCCCGCACCGCGTCGATCCGCGCCTGGGTCAACGCCTGCTGCGCGGCCCGCACCCGGTTCTGCGTGTCGGCCAGGTTCTGCTCGGCGTCGCGCACCCGCTGCGCCGCCGCCGCCTGCTTGTCGCGCGCGTCGGCCAACCGCTCGGTCGAGCTGCGCACCTTCTCCTGCGCGCTGCCCACGGCCTCGGCCGCACTCGCCGCCTGCTTCTGCGCCTGCTCCAGCTCGCGCGTCGCCTTGGCCGCGTCCGAGCGCGCGGCAGCATCGGCGTGCTCGGCAGCGGTCAGGTTCGTGGTCGCCTGCTCGTTCGCCTGCCGCGCCGAGGCGAGCCGCTTGTCCGCCGCCGCCGCGTCGTCCTTCGCCTTCGACACGGCTGCGGTCGCCGCCGCGCTCGCCGCCTCCGCCTTCTTCAACGCATCGGCGCCCTTGATCAGCCCGAGGTTGAGCGCCTCCTGCTGGACGCGCGCCTGCGAGAGGAAGACGCCGTACTTGCGCAACGGCTCCGTCTCGCCCGCCAGCCCGGAGCGGATCGCATCGAGCGTCTCCTCGGGACTGGCGTTGTTGAAGCTCGCCATGTCAGCGGCGAGCTGCACCATCCGCTTGCTCATCTTCGCCGCCTGGTCGCGGGCGAAGCCCATCGGCACGAGCATGTTGCCGAAGGTGCCCGCCGCCTCCAGCGCCGCCCGCTGCGAGATCCCGATCGCCTTCGCGGTCGTCTGCGCCCACTGCGTGATCGCCGGGCCCGACTTGCCGAACACGACGCTCGCCTTGTTCACCTGCTCGTTGAGATCGCTCGCCGCGTCGACCGCCTTCTTCGCGCCAAGCGCGACCGCGCCGAAGGCGATGCCCGCCGGGAGCGCCATCTTCTCGAACCCCTTCTTGAGGTCGGCGCCCATCGAGGTCATCCGCCGCTTCGTCTCGCCCTCGACCTGCGCGAGCCCCTTCTTGATCCCGGTCGGGTCGAGCTCGGTATCGACTACTGCGGTGCCGACCTTGCCCGCCGCCATCAGCTCGTCGCCTCCGTCAGCTCAGCCGTCAGCCCCGGTAGGCGCGCCAGCTCGGCCACGCTCAGGCGCGGGCCGCGCTCGGGCCCGTCGTCTTCGCGCCGGGCCCGCTGCGGTCGCGCGATCGTCAGCGGGTCGGGCAGGCCGCGCCGCCCGTTGCCGTGCACGCGCAGGAAGGCGAGAAGCTGCGCGCTCAACAGCTCGACCGTCATCGCCTGGAGCTCCAGCTCCATCGGCCACCGCTCGTCGGCCGCGCTCACGAGCGCCTCGAACATCTCGCCGTCGAGCGCGAGGATCGCCTGCGGTGCGATACCCGTCTGCACGCTCACGCGCGCTATGACCTCCCGCCAGCCACCGCCTTCAGTTGCTCGTCCGCCGGATCGGTAGGAGGGCGCTGTCCGTCCTCCTCGCGCGCGAGCTCGCCGAGGGCGACCTTGCGCGCATCCTCGTCACCGGCGCGGATGCGGCGCGCGAGCGCCACGTCGTCCGGGTCGGCCGAGATCTCCTCCAGCGTGCCGAGCCAGTCGTCCAGCGGCTGCTCGATCCCGAGCGCGTGATGCACGACGAACGCGATCTCGCGAATCGTCTCGGGCATCACCTTGCCCTCGTGCGCATCCTCGAACGCGACCAGGCTCGCTGGGCGCGAGGCATTCACGATCATGGCGTTGCCGTCGCGGTCGATGACCGCCACTTCCAAGCGCATCGCTCAGCCCTCCCCTACGCAGCCTTGGAGCTGCTGCTGCCGCTGCCGCTGCTCGACGCCGCCGCGCCGGCGGCAGCAGCCGCGAAGCCGGGCAGGTCGGAGATGATCGACCACTTGTCCGTCGAGGCGAGCACGCCGAACTCCATCGCCAGCCGCACCGCGTCGGTCCGCAGCAGGGCGAACGTCAGGTCGCCCTGGAGCTGCACCCTCGGGAAGCAGAAGCGGAACGTCAGGTCGCCGTCCTTGCCGTCGATCACCATCGCCCGCACGTCGCTCGTGCCGGGATCCGGCGGCTCGTAGGTGAAGGGCGCCGCCGAGCCCGAGAAGTCGCCGCCTCGGAAGGCGAGCAGTAGCGACTCGCGGTCGAACTCCAGCAGCTCGAACTCGATCGTCTTCGGCTCGTTCGTGATCAGCACGCGCACCGGGTCACTCGCCTGCCACGCGTTGATCTCCTCCTGGTCGCGGCTGAAGGTGAACGAGACGCCGTCTTCGCCGACGTAGCCCACGTCCTCCCAGGGCGCCGCGAGGTCGGCCAGGTCGACCGGCATCGCCGTCCCCTCCGGCGCGACCCAGACCGCGCCAGTCCCGGCGACGGTCACATGAGTAGCTTCCAGGGCCATGCTGCTCCTCCTTACCTCGTGGCGGCGAGGGCTCTCGCCGCCGTCTTCGCGGCGCTCACCGTGAGCGTCACGTCCAGCAGGTAGCGCGGGCGCGGCTGGTCGTAGGTGTCATCCGGCAGCCAGCGCAGCGCGCCGAAGCGCACCGCCGAGACGTTGCCCTCGGGACGGACCTGTCCCTCCAGCACCGCCAACTCCGCGCGCGCGGTCGCCGCCAGCTCGTAGGCGAGCACCTTGGGCCCGCCGTAGGCGTCGAGCTGGAGCTCGGCCGCGTCGACCACCAGCGGGTGCGAGAGCGGCGGTTCCCCGCCGACCCGCTGAATCAGCAGCAGCGCGCCCTCGCCCGCCTGCGCCGGGAACGCCGTGTAGATCCGCTCGCCGACCAGCGCCTGCATCCTCGGGCGCTCGCGCAGGTAGGCCGAGACGAGCCGCTCGGCGTCCGGGATCAGCGCCAGCTCGGGCTCGGCGCTCACCGGGGCACCCACTTCATCCCGAGCGCCTCGACCGCCCGGCGGATCGGCGCGTAGGGCGGGTTCCAGCGCGTGCCGAACTCGAACCAGTGCCAGTTGCGCGGCAGCCCGCTCACGCGCGCGCTGCCGTCCGGCGCAGCCTCGGCGCGCAGTCCCTGCCGGAACATGCGCCTGCTCGTGCCCGACTGCACCGGCACCTTCTCCGGGATCGTCTTGGCGATCGCCTCGGCCGAGTCGAGCACCTGCGGGCCCGCCAGCCGCTTGACCGTCTGCACCGCGTCCGGCTCCTGCCGGTAGTGGACGCGCGAGGGCATCACTCGACCCTCAGCACGTCGGCCTCCACGTGCGAGACGGCATCGGTCAGCAGGTTGCGCACCGGCCAGGCATCGCCCGCCAGCTCCAGCACCGTCCCGTCCTCGAGCCGGATCCCGTCCCAGCCGCGCACCGGCGCGTCGGCGGGCAGAAAGCAGCGGTAGCGCGCCGCCTGCACCGCGTCGCCCAGCTCCTCGGTCGCGCCCGCCTGCTGGAGCTCGCACACGCTCGGGCGCTCGTCCTCCTGCCAGGTCGGGTTGCCGTACTCGTCCTCGGGCCCGTCCTGCGTCCGGGTCAGCAGCGTGCACGGGATCTTGAGCAGCGCCTCGACGCTCACGGAACCTCCAGGCAGGTGAAGACGCGCACCTGCCCGCCGGGGTGATTGATCACGAGCACGCCCGGCTCGAACCCGGACGGGCAGCTCGTCGCACCCGCCGGTCCGGTCGGGCCCCTCGCACCGCGCTCGCCCTTGGGCCCCGGCGCACCCGGCACACCGGCGGGCCCGGTCGGGCCACGCTGCCCGGTGGCGACGTTGACGGTCACGGTGCGCTCCGCCTGCGCCGCGCTCGTCCCGAGCGCCTGCGACGCCAGGAAGCCAGACGCCCCGGCCAGCCCGAGCGCGGCGGCGGTCGCGAGCAGCGCCCATCTACCGCTCACGCTTCCGCCCGAGCTTCATGCCTTGGCGGAACGCCGCGAACCGCTTCTCGCACTCCGCCTCCGCCTGCTGCCGCACGCGCCGCAGCGCCCAGAGCGCACCGATCACGCTGCCGACGCCCGACAGGAACGCGCCCAGCGCCGCGAGTGTGGTCATCGTCCCTCACGGCGCGATCACCAGCACTTCGACCTTCGTTGCCGACAACGGCGCGCCGCCCGCGAGCCAGCTCACCGGCAGCTCGACATAGCTGTCCTTGTCGACCGGTGCACCGGTCAGCCCGAACTCCGCGAAGGCGGTGTGGTCGCCGAATTGCTGGACGTAGATGCGCACGCCCGGCCCCAGCCCGACGAGCAGCTCGTGCACGTCGAAGCCGTCTGTGGTCACGTTGCGCACCCAGAGCAGCGTCGTCGTCTGCGGCTCGTCGGAGTTGAAGCGCACCTGCGAGCCGCTCGGCGGTTCGCTCGTCGCCGCGCTGAACATGAACGGCGTATCGAGCAGCGTCTGCCCCGGCGGGCCCATCGGCCCCGGCGGTCCGGGCGGGCCCGGCTCGCCGAGCGAGGGCTCGCCCTCCAGGTTGTCGTAGTCACGCTGCCACCAGTCGACCGGCCACGGCTGGTAGCCGACCCCGACCGGCACGTCGTACGCGCCGCTCCGTGTCCACGGGGCCAGCGCGTCGAGCTCCGAGGAGGTAAGCCCGAACGCGCCGGTCAGGGTCGCCGGTTGTGCCAGCCGGTAGGAGTACGAGCCGAGCGACTCGCCCACCACCGGCAGACTCGTGCCCTGGAGGATCGCCTGCCCGAAGCGCACGCTCGCACTCAGCAGGACCTCGTACATCGGCGCGGGCACGGGCTCCGGGATCTCCAGCGGCCAGATCGCCGCCTCGACCGCCACGGTCGCAAGCTGCGCCGCGAGCTGCGCCTGCTCAGGGCTCAGCCCCGGCAGGATCGCCAGCACGTCCTCCGGCGGGATCGCCGGGTCGGGCAGGGTGCGGGTGCCGGGAGCGGCGCTCAGATGTGCCGCCCTCGTGCCCGCCGCTGCCGCAGCCGGTGCGACGGAATCCGCCGCCGCTCGCCGCGCCCTCGCAGCGCCGCGTTCGCGGTCGCCGAGCGCGGGCCCGCAGCGCCGCCGGCGGCGAGGATCGCGTCGATCACCGCCTGCTTGTTGGCGAGCCCACTCGGGTTGTCGACGCCCGCCGCCTCAGCTCGGACGTTGAGCTCCTCCCGCGTGAGCTGCGCGAACTCGCTCATCGCTACGGCGTCCAGTCGACCGTCGAGAACGCATCCGCCGTCGTGCCGTCCGGCTTGACCGGCGAGCCGAGCGCGACGCCGACGCGCATGTAGACGCGCATCGCGACCAGGTTCTCCTGGAAGGCGTTCGCGATGATCACGCCTGCGGCGTCCTGAAGGATCGCGTCCTCGCTCGTGTCGTAGGTGATGTCCTGCCGGACGCCGATCAGCAGCTTCGTCCAGTCGCCCACGATCGCGTCGCCTTCGTCGTCCTCCCACTGCGGCGTCGTCTCGACCGGCAGGCCGTAGATGCTCGGCGTCGGCGCCTCGCTCGGCAGCGCCATCACCGCGCGGTACTCCTGCCGCAGCGCCGAGCCGATGCCGGGCCCGGAGGCGATCCCGGTCGGCGTCAGCCCACTTGCCTCGACCTCGGCCATGCCCTTGTCGATCGCGTCGAGCGCGTCGGTGCCGCTCGTCGGCGCACCCGCACCGGCGACTCCGTCCGCCGGGAACTCGGGCGGAGCTCCGGTGCCGAACAGCACGGCGGCGTCGAGCACGCGCGCGACGGCATCCGCTGCCAGCGGGCGCGCCTGTCCCCACACGTCGAACTCGGCGTCGTCCACCCAGGCCTGCGGGATCGCGAACGTGCAGGCGATCTCGCGCGGGATGACGGCCTCCGCGCTCCACTCGATCTTCGTCGCAGGCTTGCGCCCGCCGTAGCGGACGCCGGTGAAGCCCGCCTGCGGCAGGAAGGAGACGACCGGGATCGACTCCTGCCCGGCGCTCATCCGCTGCGTGTTGCCGAGGGCGAGCACGACACTTGCCGTGCGCAGCGCCTCGATGAACTCGTTGACCTCACGGGTCGTCAGTGCGTCGTAGTCAGTTGCCACGGGGCTCCTCCTGGTCGGATGGATCTGCTTGTCCGACCGGATCCGCCCCTAGCGGCTCCTCGCGGTCAGCCCGCCCCGAGCGGGTGCCCGGCGCCGCCCCAAGCGGCGCCTCAGCGAGAGCCTAGCGCGGCGAGCGCCCGGCGTCGACGTGGCGCGGCCGAAGACGCGCTCAGGCCGAGAGGCCGGGCTCCTCGCAGCCTACGGCAACAGCGGCGGGCGCACCACGCAGAGCAGGTCGCCCCGGTAGTGCAGCTCGACCGAGTAGGGCGCCGCCTCGCTGCCGTGCGAGCACCAGCGCGAGCTGTCGCCGTCGCCCTCCTGGTAGCAGGTCACGACGTGCTCGGTCGCGCCCTTCGACGGCCCGTAGATCCCCAGGTCGCCGACCAGGTACTTCGGGTGGCACTCCGGGTTCTCGATCAGGGTCCCGGTGTAGCCGTACCCGTTGAAGCCGTTCCCAGGGTTCGGATCGGGCACCGCGATCCCCGTCTGCTTGCGCGCCCAGTAGTAGGCCGAGGTCGAGTGCCCGGAGCAGTCCGTCGTGAACCCCTGCTCGGGCGGGACGCCGAAGCAGCCGATCGGCCGAAGCTGCTGGTAGTGGATGCCGGGCTCGTTGTTGACCGAGCGGCGGCAGTAGTCCGCGATCGCGTTGCGCACCTTCTGCTTCTGCTGGTCGGGCGAGGCCGAGGGCGCCTCCGGCTTCGCCGGTGGCGGCGGCTGATGGTCGCGCTCCCAGGCCTGGTAGTACTCCTCCAGCAGGTTCTCGCTGGTCGCGTCGCAGATCCAGTCGCCCGCGTGCTCGCCGCCCTCGGGCACCTTGCCGTAGAGAAGCGCGTGGAACGTGCGCTCGTTGAGTGTGCCGCTGCCGTCGCCGGTCCCGAGCGCCTCGCGCAGCCCGTCGACGCCGGGCCCGCTGCCGGTCGGTCCGGTAGCTCCGTGCGCGAAGGCGTCGGTGTACTCGGTCGTGAACTCCTGCCAGCGCCAGAACCCCGCCCGGCTCACCATCCGCTTGTACGCCTTCACGTCCTTGCCGTCCGCCTGCTTGCCCTGCTTCGGGTTGTCGGGCGCGTACAGCGTCCGCGTCATCCGGCTCGTGTTGCTCGGGCGCGGGCCCGGCCCGATCACCCACGGCAGCAGCGGCGAGCTGGTCGGGTCGACGCCGCGCGTGCGGCGGTCGGCGAGGTAGCGCCAGAACGCGGCCAGCGCCTCCTCCAGCCAGGGCGCGGGCTCCTCGATCGCCGAGAGCCGGTCGCCGATCTCCGGCGGTCGTCGTCCGTGCTCGTTCATGGTCGCCTCCTCCATCCGACGTGTCGGCTAGCGTCCCTGCGCGGGCGGTTGTAGCTGGACGCGACGGCCGAGCTGAGCGGCTCGGCCGTTGCCGTTCTCAGCGGCGCAACGACTTGCGGATCCGCTCATTCACACCTGCCTCGCCCGTCCTCGTGCCCGCCGCCTGCCGCCGTCGCGGGCCCGGCGAGCGGGCTCCGGTCGGCGTCTCCTCGCCGCCGGCGGCGAGATACTCACGCTTCTCCAGCAGCTCCTCGACGGCGCGCCCCGCCGCCTTGTCGAGCTCGCCGTCCTCGTGCTGACCGAGCGCCTCCAGGTCGATGTAGCGCACGGCGTCCTGCGGGTCGCGCAGCTTGGTCGCCGCTGCCAGCAGCACCGAGCCGCGCACGCGCTCCGAGCGGTGCTCGCCCTCCAGCTTCTCCCGCTCCTCGCGCCGCGCCTGCTCGACCGCACGCTGCTGCTCGTCCATCCCCTTCTCCCGCTCGGTCGCCAGCTCGCGCTCCAGCGCCTGGACGCGCGTCCGCCGCTTGATCGCCTGCTGCCGCGTCTCGCCGAGCTCGCGCTCCAAGGCGGTGATCCGCTCCTGCGCCGCCTCCAGCGTCTGCGGTCGGTCGTCCGCGCCGCGTCGGTCGTCCTCGCGGCGGTCATCGTCGCGCTCGTCGTCCTGCCGCTCGTCGTCCTGCCGCTCGTCGTCCTCGCGGCGGTCGTCCTCTGCCATGCCGTCCTCCTCCTCGTCGTTCACGTTGCCAACACCGGGGCCACCGAGCAGCCGTCGTTGTGATGGAAGGGCACGGCGTCGGCCGAGTGGTAGACCTCCTGCGCCGTCTCCACGCACCACGAGCAGGCGCTGCCCGCGAGCTGTTTGCGGTAGCCGCCGATCCGCGCGCCGCCTGCGCCGACGCCCTGCTCCAGCCCGACCCGCTGCGCCGCCTGCAAGTCGAGCGAGCCGAGCTGCCCGGCGTAGTCGCGCGCCGCCGCCTTCGCCTCCAGCAGCGTCGCGCCCTCGGCCACCAGCGCGCGCGCCCGCAGCGGCGGAGCAACCAGCGAGCGCGACTCCGGGTCGATCTCCACGCCCGAGCTGCGCAAGGCGCCGCTCACGTCCACTGCGCCGGGCGCAACCCCCGGCCGTCGCGTCAGCGCCAGTCCGTAGGCAGCAGCGAGCCGCGCAGCCGTCCGCTGCCCGCCCGCCACGCGCGGGTAGGCGCGGTCGTGGTAGGCGCGCAGCTCGTCCTCGTCCAGCGTCTCCCAGGTCGCGATCAGCGCGCCGAGGGAATCCGCCAGCCGCCCGGCCAGTGCCTGCTGCTGCTGCCGGTGGCGCTCGTCCAGCGCGGCCACCGGCTCACCACCAGTGGACGAGCGCGATGATCGCGACCACAGCCAGCACGACCTGCGCCACCGCCGGGAGGTTCACGCCGGTCGTCTTCATGCCGCCGCCTGCGGCGTCGACGGCGGCGGTTCGGGAGCGATCAGCGCCTCCGCCGCAGCCTCGACCTGCATCCGCTCGATCGCCTGCGGCGAGTAGCCGAGGAACGCCCACACTTCCGCCTGCGGAATCCCGACCGCCTGGAGCTTCGTCGCGGCGTCGGCGACCGCCGCCGGGTTGCGGCGCTCGGGCACTCGCCAGACCGTCTCCAGCCCCACGTCCTGGGCCAGCTCACTTGCGCCCGCCGCGCTCGCGCCGATCCGCACCACCTGCTCCCACGACTCGCCGAAGCTTCCCTGCCGGTCGATGCACTTCGCCACCAGCCCCGACTCGGCCGCGAGCAGCGACTCGGCGCTGGGCGGGTTCGCCAGCTCCGTCTGGACCAGGTAGTAGCTCGGCACGCGGCTGATCGCGGCGAGCTCGGCGATCTCCGCGTCGATCGCCCGCAGGTACTGCGCGATCTCCGTCGCCTCGAAGCTGCCGAACTTGCCGTCCGGCGCCTCGTTCACCCACAGCCGCGAGACGCTCTGCTTGAAGGGCTCGACCGGCTGCCCCGTCTCAGGGTCGCGCGGCACCCGCAGCCCGGTCGCCCACTTCTGCCGGAAGACGGCCGTATGCGCGGCGACCAGCTTCGCCAGCTCCAGCTCCTGGATCCGCTGCATGATCGGGATCAGCTCGCGCAGCTCCGACTCGCCCGGCGTCGCGGCGGTCGGCCGGTTCTCGAACGGCACGAACGGGACCGCGCCGAGCGGGTTGGGCGAGACGACCGGGTCGTCCGACCAGGGCGGGCGGGCGCCGGCGCCGAACGGATCACGGTCGCCCGAGCGGTACTCGGCCACCCAGACGGCGACCGCCTCCGGCGTGTACAACTCGGCGACCCACTGGCGCGTGCTCAGCTCGTACACCTTCAGCGCCGCCGCCACGCTGCGGCGGTCGCCGGGCGCGTGCTCGTGCGTGACCTCCAGCGCCGTCTCCGGCGTCAGGCGCACGTCCTCGCCGCTGCCCGCGATGCTGACGTAGCTGACGCCGGTGATGAACGCCTCGCGGTGTACGTCCGCCTGGTCGGAGTCGATCCGGTTCGCCTGGAGCAGCGCCCACGCCGCCTTGTCCGCGTCCTCGCCGACCGTCGTGCGGATGCCGGTCACCGCCAGCCGCTCGGCGATCGTGTCGACCACCAGCCGCGCCCAGGCGCCTCGCGCCATCTGGCGCAGCCGCA